CTGTGGGCTCTAGCCTTTTGTCTGGAAGCGACACCGCACTTGGGGCAGCCAGCTCCATTCCGGTGATTGTTTTCTCGCTGCCAGAACGCCCCGTGCTCATGACAAACTATCTCCACGTTTTTGCCGTACCCGCTATATATGACTTTGGAATAGTCATAGCGGCCCCCGTGTTGAGCCTCAGCTTTTTTGACCCACTCTTGTGTTGATAGTGATTTGCGTCCCATACCTACAGCCTTTGTAAAAGTTGACACCAGTTTGAAGCTTTTACTGTTATACGTCAAGTATTGATTACGGGCAAAAAAGACCCCGCCGGAGCAGGGTCTTGGTTAACTAAGGAAACCTTAGTTTTTACGCAGCGCCGGGGCTACCAAACACACCAAGTGGGTCTGAGGTTCCGAAGCTGTAACGCTCCCGAGCCTTGTAACGCACGTTGCCCGTGTCGAAGTCGCCTTCCATCTTGGTGGTCAGCGGCGTCCGCACGAAGTGCTTCAGACCGTTAGGAATGTCGGTGGTCAGGAACCATGCGTCGTCATCCGTGAGGAAGTGATTGACGCTATAACCACCGGGGATCGACCCGTTGTTCATGATCGCGTTCAAGTCGTTATCGGCAGTGCCAACACGCTGCTCGGTCTCAAGGAGACGAGTAGCAACGAACATCAACGACGGTGGAACAATCAACTTACGAGGCCGTGCAGCAATCAGCAGGCCACGCTCATCCGTCCAGCCAGCAATCTGAATAACGGCGGCCTCAAGCGAGGTCTCGTTCAGGTCAGCTGCAGTTGACGGCGTGTTTGAGTTGTCCCCACCACTAACAAGCGGGTGGCTCGTTGAGAAAAGGGCTTCACCATCACCGTAGGTTACGTTTGTATCGAACCCGTTGTTCAGGATCGAAGCAGCTTTAACCTGCTTGGTGTAAGCCATCGCACGAGCAAGCGCCTTGGTGTAACGCGAAGACAGGGAATCATAGAGGTTATCCTCCATTGCTTCCTCAGTAATCGAGAAACCAAGAGCAATCGTCTCGTGGTTGTAACGAGCCGTGTAAGCTTCCTGCGCCGAATCAAACTGAATGGCGTCGCCTTCAGACTTAACCGGAGCCGCAGAAAAACCTGACAGCTTAACTTCTTCTTCAAATGAACGCTCGGAAGTCTCTTCTTCAAAGATTTCCTTGTGCTCATCGCTATATCGAGCGTACTCCATGCCGAACAGGGCGTTCAGTCCCGGCAGCAGCTCTTTTACCATTTGTGATCTAGAAATAGGCATGACCTAAACTCCTTTACGCGTCGCCCGCACCAGTGGCGGTGCTAAGCTGATGACCAGCGTTGAACTTGACAAGAATCTCGGTGAAATTACCCGAAGAATCTTTAGTCTCTTCAACGCCCTGAACCACACGAAGCGGCAACGTGGCAGTGTTGGCGTGCGAGGCATCGTCAACGGCCATGTTCGACCGACCAGTAGTGGTGTTACCAACAGGACTCTGATCATCGAGACCCACGTTGTTACCAATTTCCGACTGAGCAATGCCAGAAACATCGCCGTTGGAGTCCACGACGGCTACCTTGTAAAGCACGTTGTCGCCATCAACGACAAAAGCCGTAATGTCGTCAGCCGTGATATTACCCGGATAGCTGTTGCGGAAGGTCAAGCCAAAAGTAGGATCGGTGTATGAAACGCCGACAAAAACACCAACATAGTCAATGTCATCGCCTGCGGCCACTCGATCAATGAAACCATCGGTGCCAATAGCCACAAGGTCTCCGTTAAAGATCGCCGTCGCATTGCCGGATTCGATCTTATACGAACGCTGAGCGCCCGTGTACGTAGCCCCATCGACCATTTTCACCGGGACAAGCCCAAAAGGGCCAGAAACGGTTGGATATGCCATGAGATTCGTCTCCTAAAGGAAAATTTTTACGGTTCTAAGAACCCTGTCCAAAACGGACCTTCGACTGCTTGTCTTTAAACAGAGGCATTCTCGGGTCATTTTCTCGCATAAAGTTATTATCTACGGACTCAACCTGAGCCTCGCTACGGTTGCGATAATAATCCTTGCGCTGGTCCACCATTTCAGATGGCATTTTGCAGAGAATAAGACCACCGATCTCAACCAACCCAGAGTTCTGAGCTTCCTGATCAACATGAAGTTTCATTTCAGGATGGTCTTCAATACGGCAGGTTTCCCAGCCTTCACGCACTTTGCGAGAAAAATTAGTCGGGTCGTTTGTGCCGAGCATCGACTTGCGAACCCAACGAAACGACACCCCGTCTTGGGGGTCAGGCTCGGGCAACAGACTTGCAGGTGCCCACTGCTTTTTACGCGCAGTCACTTCACGATTTTCATGCTCGCGAGAAACGGGACGCGCTTCACGGGTACGAGTTGTATTAGCCATTGTTCGCCTCCAGTTTCTGTACTTCGCGTGCATACGCTTCTGGGCTAATTCCCAGTTTCTTTGCCATCGCAACTTGCGACTGTGTCAGCACTACCTTTTTCCCTTTTGGAGTTCGTCCAGCCGGGGCGACAACGGTAGAGGGTTGCCGCTTTTTCCTTTTCGGAGGTTCCGGTTCTGCTTGGGGTTGTGCGTCCTCAAACCGACTCGGAAAAACCTCACGGATGCGAGCATCAAGTCGCTCGTAGTACTCGTCAGTAGAGGGCGGAACACCGTCCTTTACCAACTTCTGATGGACTCCCAGTGCGAAACTAGTCATCTCATCGTCTTCACCAAACCACTTGTTACGTTGTCCCCAATCCAAAGCCTTTGAATCAGGTTCAGGCGCACGCACAGGTGGCTGCTGTTGGTTATTATATACCTGTTAACTACTCTGCTGTAAAGCATTGTTTTGTTGGGCAGATACGTTTTGGTTGGCGTAGCGCGGTGCAAGCAAGTTTGCCTGCTCTGCCTGATACGTTGCCTGTGCCAACTCTTGCTGTGCGTCAGCCAAGGCTTCTGAGTCGCCCTGCTCATACGCATCGCGGTATTTACGCTTAGCTGCATCAAGCTGCAAAGTCGCTCTCTGCTTGGCCTGATCAAGCGCCCACGTCTCACCGCTGGAGATGTCATTCCGCAACCTATCACGCTCGGCCTGAAGACGCTGAGCATAATCAACCGCCGCCTGACGCTCTCGCGCAGCTGCTTCTTTAGCCCGACGTTCGTCGTGCCACGCTTTTTTCATCTGGTCGATGCGCTGCTTAACTTTGGCTGAATAATCCTCAGCAGCATCCTGCTCAAGCTCTTCAACAACTTCATCAGGAAGTGGCTTACGATTACGATCCTCGGGTGGAGTATCGTCAACAATCTCAAGCTCTAAATCATCCTGTGACTCATCTTTTTGCTTGGGCTGCTCTTTGTCTTCAGCAACATCAACTTCTACGTTAGTCTCTTCTTCCTGCTCAAATTGATTTTTTAAAGCAGGGGGGACTCCACTTTTATCCGACCCGACAACAAATTCGGTGTCGTCGAAATCGACTTCCTCGTTCTTGTTTTCCGGTTCCATGATTTACTCCTTAAATGCGGGAATATCCCGTTGGGTCCTCAATCACAGCCTCTACCGAATCATCGTTGATGACTCGAAAAAGTTCTTTGCCGTGAATGCGGAAACGCGTGCCAGAATAAGCACGAATAAGAATATGATCGCCAATCTTACAATAGGGGCCATTTGGAAAACGCTGTTCGTCTTTATAAGCGTCTGGTCCCATATCAACTACCTGAACAACCATCGTGGACACTTCCTCGTGCTTGAGTGTTGTGTCCGCTTTTACAAGACCACTTTCGTAAGTCTCTTTGATTTCAGGTATCGCGACCAAAATGCGGTAGCCCGTAGGCTTCGGTATTTGCTGCTCAGTGAGCTGTGGTGCAGCCGTTTCGGCTGTAGTCATGTTGCCTCCTAGTTCTCGTCAGAAGTTCTTTCTGCGGCTTCCATCAAATCCAGCACCAGCCGTTCAGCCTGTGCCAGCCCTTTAACAACACCCGTGTAGTGGGTGTACTCATCGTAAGACGTGGCTGCACCTGTCGCGATTGCATCAGTAATGCTGTCCATATCTTTACGAATCTCTTGGCGGAGATGTTCTCCGAACGTGCGAATCATCGTTTACTCCTGCTGTGAACCTTCGTTCCCATTTTGCTGACGGCTCATCATCTGAGCTGCCAGATTTTGCTGAGCTTTAATCTGCTCAGCAGCGAGGTCGCCACCGACCTTAACGCCCGTTTGCTCAAGATCAGCTTCGGCTTCTGCTACCTGTTGGCGAAGTTTAGAGCCAATCGCGGCACCCTGTTGCTTCTCCTGAGAACTGATGCGAGCTGCGTCGATCTCCATACCGCGCAGTTTAATCTCGTAGTCCATCTTGTCTTTCTGAATCTTGCGCTCAAGTTCAGCTCGCTCAAGCT